TCACAAGATTATGTTTATTCTACTCAACCCCCAATAGGTACACCAGTTTATTCTAATTTAGCAATTAATTTAACAGCGACAGCAGGCACAAATAAAACAAATCATTCTATGAATAGAACTAGTTTTACTGTTATTGAACAAACAGATGGATTAATAACTAGGGGAGATTTAGTATTTTACAAAGACAATGGTAATTCATCAAATAAATATATTTTCTTAGGTGTTGCATCTGCTACTAGAGATGGCGCAGGTTCTTTAACTTTAAGAAAAGGAACAACAGTAGATATTAATATTGCTGATGTTATGGATAATAGTGTAACTAATTTTGGTAGACAAGTAACTACTGATACATATAGTAGTAGTGGTAGAGAACATGTAAAACTATACAAAATTTCTGGTGTTATTTCTGGTGGTAAGAGTTTATCTTCTGACCTTTCTCAATCTAAAAGACCTAATAATTTTATAGGTGCTTTAGATAAAGGTATTAATTTTCAATCTGGAAAAGAAATTGGTCCCAGTGCTTCATATGCTATTGGTGTTGATGGGGATAAATTAGCCGGTAGAACTTCTACTTATTCATCTAATCTTGACCAATCGAACTCTTTAGGGTTTTCATTATCAGGATATACCGAAGTAGATAGTGGTAAATTATCGCCCGAAGGCATACAAATTTATAATGCTGATGAATCTGATACTGAAGTAATTAATACTGTATCTTCTATGGCCGAATATGAAATAATAGATATGGACCAAACCGATGACGGTGCTAATAGAATAACAGTTGCGCCCTTATTACCTGTTGTGTTAGGTAGAATATCTACTAATAGTAATAACCCTAAATCCCTAACTGCTGCTCAAAATATATATTTAGTTAATACTAATGGATTACCAAAAGGAGGTTTTTTGCACTTATTAGAATCAGAAACTAACGACGGATTCCCAGTGACTTTTATGGGGAAATTACAAGGCGATGATGAAACAGCAACTGATGAAGTATATTCTAATTATGCTCAAAGGTTCGGTTCCTTTATTTGGAGATACATTGATTTACAGACAGGTAATCCGGGTCAAATTTATTGGGAAGATGAATTATCTGATAGAGTTTTAGGTACTTCTAAGTTAGCATATCCCGATGGTAGTCTAGGTTCAAATATATATAAAGGTAACAAAGGTAAATTTATGGCTTTTGCTACTGGTACTAGAATAGACGGAACAGGACAAATAATTGCAGTAGGTTTTGATAATATAGTATCTACGGATAGGGCTAAAGAAGGTTCTCCTGAAACTAGAACTTCATTACCTGCTATGGGTAGTAATTTCTATGATACAACAGTAATGCCTATTGACTTACTTTCTGCTAGAAATACAAATAGTGAAACTACATATTATGAATATGATTGGTATGAGAAACTACATCCGATAAAAACTACTCAAATTTCTGCTACATATAATAGGTTCGATTTACATAAAGAAGCATTTGAGGCATTTGACCCTAAAACTGCTAATTTATACTTGTTATGTTTAGGAGATATATTACCAGATAGTATGATGAGAACAAATCATATAGGTTATAGGGGCGCAGCAACATCAAGAGAATATACAGATTATAGTCTAATAGTAAAGAATAATGGTTCTAGGGTTGATGGTTCAGCACATTCTAAGTTTAGTGGTAAATTAAATAGTAGAGAAATTGACGATAACTCTTTTGACTTTCATTCAATACAGGCTAGTAGTGAAAATGCCGAAGCCATGACTAGATTTGGTCTAATTAGATTAGTAGAACTTACTATGGATTGGGCATATAATAGTGTTGATGTAGAAAATTTAACTCGTATAACCCCAAAATCAAGTAGAAAGTTAGCCGGTGGTCAATTACATAAAATGATGCCCATATTTAGAGCAACTGATGTTGACCAATTAATGACTGACCCGTATTATTATAATGATAGTAAATATGGTACTTACTCTTATATTAGTTCATCCGTTAGGACAATATCTTCCCATAATGCTACTGCTCCCGGCACTATTGATTTAAGTGCCTCACTTAATCTAGGTACTTTAAATGATATATTAAATGATAAAGGTATTGATGAAGGACATATTACTGCAATAGCAGGAACAACCGGCACTAAATTAGTAATAGATAATAGTAGTCTTAGTTGGACAGAAGCCATGTTTAGTGGAGATACTGGCGGTGGAGATAAAGAATGTGCAGGGATATATATGAAAAATATGAGCACTGGGGATGTTTTTAAAGTATTAAAGGTAGAAACTAGTGGTTCTAATATACATTTTTATGCGGCTAGAGAGTCTGAAATACCTAACGGTTTTACAGTAAATGACGAGTTTTCATTCTTACCTATGCAAATATGGACTGACCCAAGAAGTCATATAACTCCTACCGGTGATAGTAGTTCTAGTGGTCCTCATAAAATAGGTACAGTTGCTACCTATGATAATTCTAATAATAGAATTACTTTTACTTATGATGCTAGTAGTTCTACTCCATCAGACCCTCTTCCTGCGGCCTTAAATGGTAAATTAAATGGACAAGAAATATACTTTGGGTTTGCTGGAATTGCTTCAAATGAAATTAATACATTGAGTGATAAATATTGGGATGATACAGATAATTTCAATAAACATTTAATATCCGGTAATATGGTTATGCCTTATGAAGTAACAACATCATCAAGTAATTTACACGCAAACCAAACAAGATTTGAAAATAATGAAATTGTTCCTAATCAAATAGTATTACCTTTTACTATGCGGGCTGAAAGTACTTATAATAATTGGGCCGATAGTGAAGGTGGTGCTAAATTTGCAGAATATGCTTTGGAAAATGCTGTTCCGTTATCTGACCCTTATTTTACAATGAATAGATTTACTTCTAGAGTATTTAATGATATGTTAATGGATGGTCGTAGATTTAAGGTTACTGGTCCACCTTCTCAAACTAATAGACGTAGTGCTACTACTGCTAGTAAAATAACTACTAATTTTTATGGAGAGGGAATAGATAATACAGATACTAACATGACTCATTATTCATCAAAAAGTAAAAATAATTTAGTTGCTATGATTACAAAGGACTATGACCCATTTACTTTCTCCGGACCAAAAAGAGCAATACTAGACGCATTACCCTCTAAAGAAGTATTTAATACATTCACAGAAACAATAAAATGTGATGGTAGTCCTAAAGCAATAGATGGCGCAACAGAAGATATAAAAGTTGATAGTGCTAGTGGTGCAGCATTATCCGAAGGTCGCCCAATATTTAATTCAGCATCAGAATCTCCTTTACAACTTGCTTTATTATCAGAAACTTGTTCAGTAGAAGGAACCTTTTATGGTAATGATGAAATAAAAATTGCTAACCCGGCAGATGTAGATTATGATAATCAGAATTATCTAATTGCAGCAGATTCTCCTTACTATCATGCTAACGAAGCACTTAATCCTGAAGTTACTAGCGGTATGACTACACCTGTTATTGGTAATATTAGACCTAAAGGTAATATTAACTCCATGTTCTTTACAATAAATTATGGTTACCCGTATATTCCTACCGGACAAGATACTAGTAATTCCTCAAGCAGTTTACTTACTCAAGGTATTGCACCTGCGTTATATTTAGATACATCAAGAAGTAGCCCAAAATATGTTGGTACTGGTACAGCAGATGACCAAAACGAAGCATGGACAACTGAATATGTCTCCTTGTTTGGTGAAAATTCAGAATATAATACTATCGATTATAATAAAAATAAAACTAATATTAGGGGAGCAGAAATGTTCTATAAACCTATATTAAATTTTGCTGCTAATGATATAAGTATGGGTAAAATATATAATTCTTATGATGGTAATAAACGAGCAAGATTTTCTGTAAAAATATTCCATAATAAAAGTACTAGTTATACTAGTGATATATCTGAATTAATAGATGCAGCAGACCCTAGTGATAGTCCTGATGCAGATGCTAAAACTCATAATAGGTGGGTACACTTTGCTCCTAACTTAACTGGTTATTATTTAGTTAGTGAAAAGGGTACTAATGCTTTTACTAATAGTGCTAATACTTCTGGTAGAAAATTAAATAATGTTATACCTACTACCACTCATAAAATTATATCCCATACTATTAAGAAGGGTCTTTCATCAACTTCAGAAAGTGTTGCTTTCTCATTAACCGGCGCTTTCGCAGCCATTGGTAATACATTCACAGTTACTACTGGTGTAGATTTACAAGATTATTTTGTTGCTGGTGATACCGTAGTTATTTCGGGCGCACACACTGATAATAATGGTTCAAAAACTGTTGCTAGTGTTACTAATACAGTAGTAACATTTGCTTCAGGAATAGGTACTGTCGAAACAGTTACTGCTACATTTACTCCTACTAATAGAACTTATGAATACTTTGAACACATTATAGAAATTGATGCTGCGTCTGGTACTCTTGGTGATACTTTAGCAAAAGCAACAGGAGATAAATTATATAGAATCATGCGACCATCACAAACCGCTTTTTATGATTTTACCCCAAACGAAATTGACTTAAATGTATTAACAAATAGATATAGTAAGATACCGTATGAGGATGCTTGTTTCACAACTATTAATAGATTTAACTATTATGATGGAGGGTATAATACTAGTGAAACTATGTTTAACGAAGGTCTATTATCTATGTACTTACCTATTACAATAGATGGTCATAGTACAGAATATACCGATGTTAGAAATAGTACTAATATGTTCGGTAGTGGGGGTAATAAAATTGCTACTGGTGATTATAACGTCTTTGTTACTGATGGTCATAATAAAAATTTAACTTCTATAAATATTTCAACAAATGCTAGTCCTGCTTATAATACAATTAATTTTAGAACAATGAAAGAAATGAATGGTTGTGTATCAATAGGTAAAACATTTACAGTAGATACAGTTAAGAAACCGGCATTAGGAACTAGAGCATCCATAGGAACTCATTTTAATATCTTAGATGAAGCAGAACAAGTAGTTAATGATATAATAGAAAAAACAGATATAACATATACTACGACTACTGATACTGCTAACTACTATGAAAAGTTCGATATACAAGGATTAGACTCCTTTACTGCTGCTAATTTAGTTGCTGGTCTAAAAGATAGAAAACTAATAGTAGATGGTAAAACTGTAAAACTTGTTAAAAATATAGAAGATACTGACTATACTAATTTATATTTCAGTGAAAAATCTAGCGGGAATAGAATAATTAATATTAGTAGAGATAATACTCTTTATGATTTTTATAACCAAATTACTGTATACGGTAAAGGAGTTAAACACGTAGTAAGAGATGGTAGAAGTATAAGAAATAATGGTCTAAAAGAATTAGAAGAAGTTAATTTATCTATATTAACAAAAGAGGCCGCTTCACGTAGGGCGCATAAATTACTTAAAATACATAGGTCTGCTAACGACGGTATTAAGATGACCGTACTTTATTCACAATGTCCTTTCTTAAGACCGGGCCAAATAATAACAATTAACTATCCCTCTCAAAAAATACCAAGAAATGATTATGTTGTATTAGATGTTACATATAATATAATGCAGGGAACTATGGAAATTTTAGCAGGAGTATATACTAAGAATTTAACTAACCGTATTGCAGAATTAGTTGCTGACGGTAAAACAGTACATGCTTCACTTAGAGGTAATAGGTTCGAGACACAAGATATTGGTTCCCAAACACAAGATGAAATTAAGGTTAGGGGAGTTAAACTTAAAATATCAGAAACAACAAGTACTGGAGGAAGTAGTACTTTTGGTTTTGGAGCGACATTTGGATTTGGAACAACATTTGGATTTAGCGGTACGGGGTCGGGAAGTGGTTCAACAAGTTCAGAAGTATTAAGGGAGTATGATTTACTATGATAACAGAAGACGCATTAGAATTAATTAGAGATTATGTATTAACAACATTTGTGAGATTTAACGTTGGTAGAGGTGGAGATGCATCGAGTATTAATGGTACTGGATTAGATGCACCATTTCATTCATCTAACCAAACTTCAGGTATGACTATTACAAAATCTGGAGTAACTTCTTTAGATTACACAATAACTTTAAATGGCTCTACATATGTAGGAGAAACATTGAAAGAAGTAGGCATTTTTGATGCTAGTGGTAAAATGTTAATTAGAGTTCCTTTTGATGCAATTGGGCCTTTTACTTCAAGTCAAAATATTGAATTAGTATTAACAGTGGAGGTGATTTAATGGTCGCATATAATAATAGAATTAGTAGTTTAGTCGCAAACCCTGCTACTGGTGGTATTGCAGATGAAACCGATAAAGTTCATACTGGGTTAATTAAGGCTTTAGAGGCTAGAAGTCAGGGTAACTATGTAATTAGTTTTGGAACATTAGTTCAATCATCTTCTGGTGGTGTTACTAGACTAACTATAAATTCTAACAGTACTAACTTAATTTATAAAAAAGATGGTGTTCTTATTTCATATGGTACTCAAGACGAATATGCTGATTTAACTGCACCTGATGGAACTAACGATAGATATGATTGGTTAGTTATTACTAACGCTACTGCTGATTTAGCAGTTAGGGCAGGTACTCCTGATACAAGTCCTACTGTACCGGATTTAAATTTGGGAGATGTACCTATCGCTTTAATTAAAGTAGTCGGTGGTTCTTCTGCTACTGCTACTGATAGACATTTTCAAATTTTTGGTACTAATAAATCAGAAGATGTATTAACCGTAGGTTATAGTAATAGTGGAACATATACTAAAACTGGTTCCTTTGTTGGTGCTTCTGGTGCAAATACATTTACTGCTGAATCGGGCACTGATATTAAAATGAAATTAGCAGGTACTGCGGCAGGTGATACTTTTGAAGTTATTGATAGTGCATCCCAAGTACAATTTAAAGTACAAGGTGATGGTGCAGTTTCTGTACCTGCTGGAACCTTTACTGCTGGAGCAACAACTATACAAAATAGTGACTCTACAACAAATGCCGTTGTTTTTCCGTTTAAGATTAGTGAAGAAACTTCAGGAACTCCTGCTGCTGGTTTAGGTGTAGGAATGCAATATGAAGTAGAAACTGCTGCCGGTAATAATGAAATAGGTGTTGTTACAGATGCAAGAATAGTTAGTACTAGTAGTGGTAATGAAACCTTTTCCTATAATATTAGTTGCATGACTGGTGGAACATTGACGACTTACCTAACAATAACGAATGGTCAGTATCAATACATCAGAGATTCATCTATTGCTCACCCTTATCAGAATTTACCCGATGATAGTTTACAGTCAGATGCTGATGCTAATAACGCGTCATTACAATTTGGTAGATTTCAATTACCCGATGTTCAAGCGTCAACTGATAATTTTATAAATTTACCACCACTTAGTAGTGCCTCGCAAGGACAGATAATTACTGTTAAAAATATTACTAGTAATGATTTAATTATTAAAGGGACTGGTAGCGATACAATTGATTATGGTAGCACCGCTAACGCTATGATAGGTTCTGCGAATACAGTAACTTTAGGTTCTGCTATGGCTATAACATTCCAATCAATAAAAGCAATAGACACAAGTGCATATTCAAATGCAATTCTTGCTCCGGGCGGTCCAATTAATTCATGGGTAGTAGTAAGTCAAACAGCGTGATAATATGAGTTTAGAAGATGCATTAAACGGTGACTTAGATGAAAAAGTCAATTGGTTAATTAATTCTCAAGTTGAAACTAATAAAGATATAGAGAGTATTAAAAATAATCACCTATCTCATATAGAAACAGATATGGCTTTAATTAAATCTCGTATTTGGTGGATGACGGCATTTATTATTTCGGTAGTTACAGGACAAAATGTGATGTTATGAGTTGGGAAGATTTATTAAAAAGAGATTGGGACCCGAAAGCAAGTTACAGGCGTTCTGAAAGAGCCAAAGAGTATCATGGGGGGAGGTGGGGTTCTGATATTGCAGAATCGGAATTACCGAGAGATGATGATAGATATGCAGAGATGTCGAGAAGATGGTCTTATGGAGGTGGTTTGGTTCCATATACACATGAAGATGTATTAGGAATAACAACATGGAATCCATTTAAAGATAAATTATTATATAGAAAACAAAAATTTACCTCACTTGAATGGATTACTAAAAAAGTTGTAGATACTATAATTATACAAAGAATTTATGACCAATTTTTAGATATACTCTTTAAAGGGTTTAGTAGAAGTAGGGCGTTTGATTTATGGGATAAATTTGCTAGTGAATACCATACAGACGAAGATGGTTTTGAAGATGCACCTGAAATAATTATTCATTGGAAATCTACTAATATAGATGAAGGTGCCGCTGGAGTAGGTAAAAATATTAATACAATTGAAAATGATATGGAGTTACATTTTGATACTTCTATGAAACATACGATGGATAAATTAATGAGAATATATAAGTCACCATTTACTGAAATAGTTAGTATTAGCGGCGTTTTACCGAAAGATAAAAAATTTTATGTTAATCAATTAAAAAAAGAATTTGATAAAGTTAGAAATTTAAAAGATGTACCCAGAAGAGAAACAGAAAAGAAATACGGTACTAGACCCGAAGTATTTTTAAATTTAGAAGTCTTCAAAGATATTGAAAAATTAATTAATTTAGATTTTTCTACTATGAAGTATGAATATGAAAAACCTATAAGAGAAATGGAAGAAGAAAAAAAACAGAAAGAAGAATTAGTTGCTGGTTTGGCTCTAAAGAAAGCATTAGAACATAAAGCACAACAAGAACTATTACAAAGTGAGCGTCGAGGTCGAGGGTTTAATGAATTATTTGAATGGCTACAAAACCCTAAAAATAGAGAAGACCCAGTATTAACACAAGAACAATATGAAACTGAAGTAAAAAGACAAAGACATACTGAACATTATAATATGTTAGTAAAGGATTATACTGATAAAGTAAAGAGAGGGGAAATTAAATCTACTGATGGTTATGTTACTAGATTTCATAAACAATGGGTAGATGGTGTTTGGCAACGATTTCAAACTAGTGGAGAAGTAGACCCAACGATGAGTGACCCTGATGTATCTGCTGACCTTGATAAAGAAACACAAAAATGGTTTTATAATATGTATGGTAGAAATTAAGTATTATAAAAAAAATAATTTTTTTAATTATAAAATTTTATGATGTGAGAAAAAACCAAAAAAAATTTGACCCCCGGCCCGAAGGCCGAGAGTCGTTTTTTTACCATTCAATGTTTACATTTTCCATTAAATCGTTTTCTTCATCATAAAATTTAATGAACCCTTTATCTTGTCCATGTTTCCACAAATCATAAGTTAGTTTAGTATCACTTATACAGTACTTAAGCACTTCTTCAAATTCACCTGCTCTCCATTTAACTACCGCATCAGTTCCTTCCATTAACTTACCTGTTTCTAAGGTACATTTTACAGCATTATCTAAATGAATTCTCTTACCAGTTGCTTTAGATAATAACTGAGATGTATCTATACAGCGTTCTTCTTTTTCTTGTAGATATTTTCTAACAATATAAATATCCATAGAGTCTCGCAATACAGGCAAATCAAAGACATTAATGTTATGTCCTAGTAACTTACCACCCTTTTGAAAATGGTCATCTAAATCATATTTTAATTGTTTTAGAGGCTTCCAAATAGTCTCATCGCTTTTGCATAAATCTGATTCGCCTCCTTCATCAGAATAAATTGTTGCATTATTTCCATCCCATGTTGCTACACAGGCTACCTTAAATAAATGAGGATTGCCCCAACCCCCAATTTCATGACTTAAATTTTGTGTTTCTATATCTATTGATAATACGTTATTCATTTTGTTCCCTCAATTTTACATAAGATTTTTTATTTCTTTTTTCTTCAAATAAGTGAGATACTTCTGGCCATGTTCTATAAAACTTACTTGTGGCGCAACCCAAATGTTTTGCATAAGAGTGTACCAAATTAGTTTTAAGAACCCAACCATTATCTCCATCAATTCTAACCTTTTTGCAAGAATTGTAAACTGTTCTATAAATACTTTCTGTTTGGTTAGAAATTCTTCTTTTTGGTGATGCCTTAAGTTTATCTGAAAACCATGTGGTTATTGAATCAAAACTAGCATCAGTTAATTGTCTACCCATATCAATATGTCTAGGTTGTATAATATGTGTTCTTTCTGATATTGCACATAAAGCGGCAGCAATAGAAATGTTGTTAATAATATTCATAAGGAATGTATTTAGTGCTTCAAATACTTGGTCCTCGATACCTTCCATATACTTACGCATTCCTCTATGAACTACCATTAGTTTCTTTTGTGCATCAGGACTCCATACTACTACCTTTCTTCTATCACCGTTTACTTGTTCTAATCTATTCTGTACCCATCTATAAGTACTATACATCATTTCTGCAAACTCTTCGGTGTATTGACTATTAGCATTTTCATCACCATCAATAATCATTCCTATATTAGAGATATATTCCTCTTCCATTTTTTGTTTAAGGGATTCGGGCACTTCTCTAACATATAACCACATACGTTGAAATACACCTTTAGTTAGGATAACTCTTTCAAGACCTTCGGGCGGTAATGTTGTAGCCCATAAAGACCTTTGTGAATCTACTATCAAATCCTTACCCCATTCAGTTAATCGCTTTTTAATTAAATGTGTATCTGAATCTAAACGATTCATGAACTTTTGAAATAACATTACAGTTTCAGATTTATGTTGTGATTCTTTAAAAATACCAGAATGTTCAAATTCATCAAAAGCAATAATACCGCTACCATACAAACTACCATAAATAGGAATGTCTGTAACTTCGGGTATATTATAATCTTCTTCGTTTGCTTGACCTCTATCATAGTCTGGATTAGGTTGATTAACCTTAAGTGTTCCTAGTAGGGCTTGGTCCGTAAAACTATCTGGGTTCTGTAAATTAAATTCTTTAACACCCCTAAGAGGTAATCTTGGTTCCTTTAATCTAGTAGGGTGAGTATTTGTTAATTCAAATAATCTATTCCATACAGGCATAAGAAAATCAAACATAGTTGTTTTTCCTGACCTTGCTGATTGAATCCAACAAAAGTGGATTCTTGGGTCAAGGGCTAATCGCCCTATTGGGATTCTAACGGAATCTTTTAGAATCTGCCCAATTGTTACAAAGTAACCCATAGTGGCTGGATATTCATTATGTAACGAATATTGCCCCACTACATCTACCCAACGTTTTACATCATCGGGTAAGGTTACTGATTCACTTCTTAATGTAGTATAGACTTCATCTTTTCTGATTTCATCTAATTTGTCGTAAATTTCCCACGCGTCTATATCATAGTCTTGTCCCATTATTCTCTTACCTCCTTTTCTTCATTTAATGTTTTTAATATTCTATTGGCTAGGATTTTACCTATACCTTCTATTTTAGTTATTTGTTCTAATTTTAGTTGTGATATTTCTGCTATACTTCCATGTAATTTTAATAATGTTTTTGCCTTTGATGGAGATACTCCTTTAATTTGTGTTAACATATCTAATCTTAAATCATCTGTTCTAGTTCTTTTAGGTAATTGTTTTTTCAATTGAAAACTTCCATCTAAGTGTGAATGTGTTGCTAATACACAATGCGCCGCAGAAGTTAAATCAGGAACCCATAAGACCTTAACATTTGTTTGTACTTGTAATGCTCCTATTGCTCCGACGAACATTGTTTTTAATTTATTCTTCCATGCTATCGAATCATATTTTTTATTTTCTTTTCTATTTAAATAATTAATTGCTGAATTTATATCATCATAAATTAATATAATTGATATATCATAGTTATCTACCATGTTAGATGCTTGCGTAAAAATTCTTTTATTTCTAATAGATGCTAAAAAATCAGCAGAACTTTTGGCTTCTATTGCTACGCTTTTATTAGCGGTCATTACATAGTCTCCAATTTCTAACCACTCTTTAGAATATTGTACTCTTTGTTTTTCACATAACTCTATTATCGTTTTTGCTAACAAAGAATTTTCTCTACTATCTATAATAATCATTCACCATACCTCCAACATTTACCTACACAGAATCCTTCATTGATTAATGTATTGCATGAAGCAGACATATATCTTTTATCTACTATAAATGAAATATGTTTCATTGTTTCTTGTTCATTATAATCAATCCACACATCATCATTATCTGCTATTGTAGATATTTCTTTAGCGATTGTTTGTTTAATAGTTCTCAAAGCATCACCTCTTAAGTTTCTAGGTGAACCTGTTTGACCTGATTCAATCATAGCCAATTCTGATAAAAATTCATTATACCATTGAGCCAATAAAACTCTTGCTCTATGGTTTGGATTTTCTACCATTACTGCATTTTTTAAACAAGGTAAAATAGGTAGTTCGCCGGGAGATTCTACACTATCAATTTCTATTGGTAATGCTTCAAACTCTTTTACTTCCGGCCACTGAACTAATTTATTACCTATATAAAAATCACTAGAACATATATGTCTTTTAGATTCAGCCAGTTTTAAAATATAAGATAGTTCATAATTGTATTCATAAGTAAGAGGAATACAATACCTACGCCCTAACATATTCCATGTATTTAATACCCTTCTTAATCTAGCCGTATTAATTACCGAAGCATCTAAAGTATTAGATTGTGCAACATCTACACATATATCGAAGAAAGATTTAATCTGTCTAATATTATCTGCTACTTCTCCGTACACAAATATATAAAATCCTCTACCACTAAAAGCCATAGAATGTTTATAATCTTTAGAGTGTAGCCACTTATGTACTCTTATAAAAGCATTAAAGGCTTCATCTAATTCTCCGCCATGTGCGTCGAAGTCTAGAAATATACGGTCAAGTATTATCGAGTGTTCTAAACCTCTATTATGGGAAAAATCTCGAAAGTCATATACAGAAGTATATACATTCATTTTCCCATTATATGTTCTAACAAAATTATTATATTCTTCTTTATTCTCTACTACTATCCTTGATGGATTTATTGCTCCTTTTATATGACTACCTGCCCACATTTCCCTCGGAAATCTCAATCAATCATCCCCTGTTCTCTCATTTCATCACCTGTTAATAATTTAGCATCTGCTCTAATTCTATCTTTAAGAGAAGTTATTGCTGGGATTTCTTCTTCTTCCTCAATTACTTCCTCAATTACTTCTTCTGTTTTTACTAAGGCTTCAGGTGAATATCTCATTGAAGAACTAATATCAACTTCTGCATCCTCTAAGAATACAGCCATTGTAGTTCTAACAAATTTAGATGCCTTAGTTAAGAATTGCTCCTTAATAAATTCTTGTGCTGATTTATCTAAAAACATAAAAATATCTTCAAAATCTAAATATTTATATGATTCATCAGCAACTATTTTAGCAGTTTGTTCTAAGTTAATTATATCTCTAACTGCCCATTTCTTTTCTGAAATTTTACCCATTATATATTGTTCTACTTTATCACCAGAAGTCATATGAATTACCTCCACCTACTGCTTCACAGTGGTCATAGTGTCCACAGTGTACACATTTCTTAATAAAGAAATCAGCCGGAAAGTCATTATTTTTATAATGACTAATCAACTTATCAATTGACTTTAGTACAGATGTTGTGGTTCTCTTAGATACCTTTTCACCATAAACATAATTTGACGCTGGATAAAACCAACCCCAATGTGTTATGTTAATATCAGGGTCTAATCCAACTTTTCTCTTTTGTTCATCATCTGCACATTCATATAATAATTTATAGAAAGCCATTTCCTTTCTCATCATAGTTTTCTTTGAATCTTTCCACGCTCCTGTCTTTAATTCAAACGGTAAATATCCTCCGTCTTCTAAAAACATTCTATCTATAATACCCTGTAAATGAACAGTTACTCCGTCATCAGTAGTATATCTACCATCTAACATAAGTTCATTACCCACAGGTATATAATTACCTAAAGCATTTTCTTCAATAGATTCCATTAATCTTTCAACATCATATGCAGCCATAGCCGTATATATTTGTTCATAAGAATCATCTTTTGCTTCACCATAAAGACTACGGAAATAATTTACTACTTCCATTGGACTCTCTATAAGTGATTCAGCCTTCTTAATATCCATATCATCCCAAAACTTTTCACGCGCATCGTGAATAATAGTTCCTTTTAACATAGCATCTGATGTTTTTTGCTTTACATTATCAATATAAGAATACTTATAATTTAATCTACAAAAACCAAACGAGCCTAGTGATGATTTTGTTATCTTAAGTATTGGCCCGTCTTCATCATACGGGTTCCAATTGTATGTATATATTCCATTTTCTGTTCTCATTCTAAATTCCTTCTTATAATTTGGTTGTGGAAGTCTTAGTATCGTACTTCCGTTATTTCTTTTGCTCGCTGTAACGCGTTCTCTTTTTTTAGTTCGTCAATAAGATGACTTGCCTCCCTACGAGTTAGACCAAGTGGTATTTCTCCACCTAGTTTCTTAATATACTTAATTTGTTTTTCAGTAGGTTCTAAGGAGGCATTATCTTCTGCTACTTCTTTAGCATCTAACTTCTTTCTAATCATAGAAGCAGTAGTTAAATCATGGCATGTTTTGCATAATTCAATTACATTACCTCTAAGTTTAATGTAATGATGTAATCCTTCTTCTTTACATCTATGTTGTGAGATAATATGATGCCATTCAGTATATCCTTCTGAACCGCATATCTGGCATTCACCTGTTTTATCCCATAATTCCCCTTCTTGTGCAAGGAGATTATCTAACGTTTCTTGTCGAGCAATAACTGTTTGCTCGGCTTTCTTTAAGGCTTCTACGGCCTTCATAATACTTTTTCTATATGTCTTTGTCTTACTCATTTTACCACCAATCTTCTATATGAGATTGAATTCCTCGCATTGAGATATTCTGTAAATCCCATCCTAAACTTTCATAAATTAAAGTTACTTTCTTTACTACTTCGGACTCGGCTAATGATTCCCAATCTGGAGGATAGTCACCAATAACCTCATCAACCTTTTTGTAGGCGATATAGTCCACAGGTCTTGTTCGTTCTTTAACCATAAAGGTTCGCGCTTTTTTAACCTTGCTATTGTTACATCTATAATAGAAATAACTATCTCCAAGATTAATTGTTCCAATCTCATTATTGTATACCATAACTCCGGCTACTCCCCCTGATATTGCTTTGTATTTACTTAGCGGAGTTCTCAATCGACTACGCTTTGCTATCAAATTAATATCTACCTTTCCATCTTTCATTTCATTATAGGCGGCTTTACAATATTTAGTTATATTTGTTTCATTTTTATTTTGTGCTACCATTTCTAATACTGTTAATTGTAAATTTTTTGCGAATTGTGTTTCATTACTTTTCTTTGCCTCAAATCCCATCATAAAGAAATCATCTTCTTCTAAATATTTTCCATCTTTCCATGATAAATACCCACAATATCTATTTTTCTTTTGTGATAGGAAGAATGATTTAGCAAATTTCTCAAACTCCAGTGTTACATAATCATTAAATATATTATTTTTTAGATGATTATTTAATTCACTACATAGTTTTTGACTCTCTTCTGGATTATCTACTAAAACAAAAATTGAATCTGTATGACCATAAATTACTTTATAGCCTAACTCTTGTGCTTTAAATGCAGCACTTCTCATAGCATATCTAGCAGAAGCAGTAATAGCCGCAGCCATTTTCATGTCGCCCCAACCAAACCCATCATATGCTAAAACCCCATAAAGAGCATTTACTACTCTTTTAGTTGCTAATTGTGCTGAATCCCATTTTCGTTTTTCTTCATCTGTCTTAGCCTCCTTAAGATTCTTTTTGTAATTATCTCTCATTTCCATTAATTTAATAACAGTTTGAGGTAGTACTCCTAAAGATTCTTTATTAAAGGAAACTGAAGGTGAAGCCTTTTCAATATCAAAGAGTTCTAGATTTTTAGGTGTACCAAAATATATATGATTTGCATTTTCTTCATCTGTTTTAGTTTCCCACGAAATATTATTTGTGGCCATCATTGACGGGTACAAAGATTTAAAATCAAATACTGCTACATTTTTATGTAAACCATATGTTCCTTCTAATAATGGGTCCATAACGAATGCCGCCTCGTATTTTTCTTTATTACCTTTAACTCCAGTTGGTGCTTTCCAGTCTGCGTTACGCATAAAATATGAAGCACCCATTTGACTATTATAGAATACACATTCAAACGGGCAAATTAGCAATCTTTGTAGTGCTAAGTCGTTTTCACTAATACGCATTTTCTCATCCATTTCTACCATTAGTTTAACGTCAACATAGTTATACTCAAGAAATACTTCTGTATCTTCTAACCAAGCACGACGGAAAAACTCATCACCTTCAAATTTAGATTTCTTAACTTTACCACCTGCATCTTCTCCAAGTAGTGCTTTAGAACAATACTCAAGTGAAAGAGATGGTAGAGTTCCACGTTGAGAATCTAACCATAATCTTTCAAATCTAGTCATTAGACAATAGGTAATTCTACCCTTAATAGGTTGAGCAGTATTATTATAGTCTACTCTAGGAGGTTTATTTAAATCGGTATATACACCTCTCACTTCATTATAAGGACTTAGTTTCCTAGCATTAATACTTTGAGAACACAATCTTTGTATAATTCTAGGTATATCAAAACCTAGGATATACCAACCAATAATCATATCGGGGTCATGTGAATCTATTAAATCCATAAAAGAATCTAACATTGAACCTTCACAATTTTCTACAATTAATTCAATGTCTTCTTTTACCCAATCAGAATTTAATTCCTTAGTTTTAGGAAACCAAGTATATACATAATATTTTTTAGTAAAATTATCATATACTGTTATTGCATTAATCTGACCGTCATATCTACCACCCACTACTGTTTCAATATCAACATACCATTTTCTAAGATTATATTCTTCAATGGACTGTAATCTATCTACGCAATATTTCCTAGATAGAGATATGTCTGCTTCATATGTTTTGATATTTTTAGAATGAAATATATCCTTTATCTTGTACATTTCTAAATTACTATCTACACTTACTTTAATTAGTTCTTCTCTATCTAAGTTATACTCATGTGTAACAGAATAATTAGGTGTGATAACTCTCCGTATTCCATAGTTATTGTATGAATACCTTGTTTCAGTCTTATTGAAATCATTTGCACTAATATAAAAATAATGCCCGTAATCTTCAATTGTTTTTTCGACACGTTCATTCTTCTTCCCGCGCCATCTTAATTTTACTTTGTCTCTTACTTCTGTAATTATCATATATATCTTCTTCCTTTATTGTGTCGGGATTATATACCTGCATAACAGGAGAGGAAATCCCAATTCCCCAACTGTCGTATGTTTCTACTACTCTAATAGTAGGGAAGGTTTTACCCTTCGCTGCTTTATTTCTTAATATAATATGATGTGCCTTTTCTTTAGATAGATAACTACCCATGTATAAACATTCATAATCTCTACCATCATATCTAAAAAATATAGGTTTAGAAAAATCAATAGGTACTCTTTCTAATTCAACTACCCATTTTAAAGATTTTTTTACCATAGTGGGTCTTCAACTCCCGGCATTCCAATTACCCATTGAAGAGATTTAACGACACCACGTAAAGCATTATAGTTTCTAACTGCTTCTGCAATATCTCCTCGCGGATATTTATTATTAGGATTTAAACTATTATGTTCTTTCATCTCTAATAAATATGCTTCCCATTCATCTCTTAATCTTTTTGCTTCTCTCATCATTTCTCTCACTTCTCTATTATCTCTCATATTAGCCCTCCATTATAGTCATATATTCTCTTAATGTTAATTCTTTTTTATCTTTAACTAGTAAATCATTCCTTAACATATCACAATACATAATTAATTCTCCGAAACTAATATATTCCTCTAATTCTTGTGTTTCGATAAGTTCGCATAAAGTATCTTCTAAAAATTTACAAGACCTACATATTTTTATTTTTTGTATTCTTGATTCTGAATTATTTTCGGTACTTGAACATAAATTACAACTCATTCTTCTTCATCTCCCATTAAACTTCCATCGTCTTCTAATATTAGTGTTTTAATTATACCATCTATTATGGACATTTGGCCCAATACAAATGCTATCTTTTCATCGCTAGTTTCTACCTTAAGTTCTTTCATAGACATATATTCATCGATAGACGAATATCCTTCCATGTTCAATAATTGTCTCAATTCCTCCTGTAACGGTTTTACAAAATCTAATAAATTCATGCTTCCAGCCTCGGTGCTCTTAGTATAATAATATTATCTGTTTTAAATAAAACAGGGTTATTATCATTGGTTGCTATCTTAAGTGTTCCTTTGAAAAATTTATGAAATGGTCCAGTATATCTAACAGTAGCGTTACTATTGTGTTCTACTGAAATCGATTCACTATACATTTCTCTATCTTTTTCTGAACTAATTGTTAAATTACCCTTATCTATATTAATAGTATAAATTCCACTGTTTACACTTTCACATAATTTTAGTGCTTCGCAGAATTTAGAACTATCCAGTTGTACGACGGTACGTAATGTTGTTTTATTACTAATAACCATCCCTTCTTTCTTTTCAAAATTACCGCTTAGTGATAATTTAGTTCTTAATATACTTTCTAAATGTGGGTGTCTATCTAAAATAGGCATCTTTGCGGAAGACCCTGTTGTTCTACTAATAGTTAATATTCCATCATTATTAGATAAAGTAACTATTCCTCCACTCCGAATATATTTATTTAGTTTGTCTGCTTCAACGGTTATTCTAGGAATTGTATCTCCTTGATAACTCATTTTATACCAAACGAATGTTCCTCCGTTAGCATTATAGATATTCATATTATCATCATCAGTATCAATAACTATTTCATTACCTATTATTTGGTTTTTAATTCCTTGACCAACGGCCCACTTTCCTTTACATAAAACGGTTTCTATACCTTTTTTTAATTCACTTGCTTTCACTCTTACCATTAAAAATCACCCTATGGGTAAGCAGTTTTATGACTTGCTTAGGTCTATACAAATTAAAGAGTTCCGTCTTTAACTTGTGGAAGGCCATGCCATGTAACATTACCTCCATCGTTTTCCATAACTAAGAATTTTTGTCCTACATTTTCTGCATTTGTTTTAGACTTCTTTACAGTAGCCCATAGTTTCAAAGATTTACCGCGTTCTTCACGGCTCATTTGAACATATTGATATAACTTTGCAGTTGTAGATTTCTCCCAATCCGGCTTAGTACCAACAATCTCAAACCCATCATGAACTTCTTTCATATGAGTAATAAAGAATTTATTGCACCTAAGTTGTAAAGCCGCATTAAATAATCTTTTATATTCTTCATTTCTTGCATACCATTGAGTAGGAACCATCTTGACTTTATCAGCCTGTCTTGGGTCACCACCCTTAATATGATTAAGTCTAGCAATCATGTTTGTTGTATCTAACCATGAATCAAGTCCATCAAAGATAATAGCCTTAACTGCTTCTACTTCAACAACCTCATCTTCATATTCGATTTTACCTGTTTCAATTGCTTCATTAACCATAGCCATGAAGTATCGAGACATATCTGCGGTCTTTAGATAATCAATAGTCATATCCTCATTATATACATAAGGATTGAAAATAACTACCTTTTCATCACTAGACCAATGTTGCCTCCATGTTGGTTCAGCACCTTCATCGTAATCTAATACAAATATCCAGTGCGTATCAAGTTCTTCATCAGTTCTGCAATCAAGACATAAACCTGTTTTACCGTCACCGGGATTTCCACTAACTCCACAAATTAGATGTGCTTGTTCTTGTTCTAATAAATTTCTACGCTGATTCATGGCTCGCATTTTTGCGGCCTTAAACGCACTTTCATTTAAGTTATTATTTGCTTGTTGTAAAACAGTACCTGCCGCTTTACCACTTTTAGAACCAATACCCATTATTCCACCAACCTATGATGTTGTTCATATTGTTCCTTAATAGTATCTAAGTCTAATTTACTGACCTGACGGGTATACATTTTACCACTTGATGTATGTAGTCGAAGTGAGAATTGTCCTTTCTCATCATCTAACTCTTTCCATTCTAAACTTTCTACTTGTCCAAAATCAACTACTAACTGATTTAATTTTACTATCATTTTTTTTCACCTTGTTTTATTATCACCAGTAATCAATATCGTTTTCTTCGCTATTAATTTCCGGTACTTCCGCATTACCTAAAGCAACACGTGGATATACGCCATAAAGATTAATTGAAACAGGGTTCCATTCATCTTCTAGTGTATTTCCATTTTCATCCTTTCTTTGTGTTTGGTTAGTTCTACCAACAATAATTACGTCAGAACCAACACCGAAGTCAATGGATAAATAAGATGGAATCCAAATTGGTGTAGAATCTGGAACATCTTCACTTTCAAACCCATAATTTGCATCAGCAGGTTCTACCCACATTGTTCTATTACCTGTCTTTTCATTAGGAGTTAGATTCATACTACTAACAATACCATCTGTAACTACTAATTTCATTCCCGGTTCATTTCTAATGGAGTCATGGTAATTTTCTATTTCAAACAAATCTGCAATATATCCACCCATATGTTCTACCAATAAATCCTCCATTGATAGTCCACTGGTATCAATATATTCATCTCCATCGGGGTCCATTACATCATTATAAGTTAGACCATCTAAAGTCTTACCACGAATACCATATACTGCATCTCTATCTTCATTAAATAATCCGAATAGGTGAACCCATCGGAATGCGTCGCATGAAAAATTCTTTGCATCATCATTCTTTAATCCAAGAGTCCAATACTGAAATTCTCCATCTTCTTTACGCCCAATAAAATGAGCACGTAGTCTGTATTCTTCTGCTGGTAGGGGCTTTCCATATCTTTTATTTACATCACCACTATTAAATGATTTAATATTATCAAGTGGTACAATCCATGTATTTATATCATCGCCCTTATCTACTTCCATAGCGGCGTTAGGTACTGTTGGGATATTTTTAACCTCAACTTCACCATTTACCATTTGAGACTTTTCATATACGTCATCGGCAACTTCTCTAATTTCTGCTATGTCTCCGTTATTGAATACATCATTAGCGTTAGCGTTATACCGAGACATAACATTTCTACGCCTCCAATCTTGTACATCTCTAGCCTGTTCAATTCCTACAAAGAAACCAAACCCACTATTACCAAATGTACCTTTGTTTGATGATTTTCCACGCATACGACCACGTACAAAATTACGCGTTAATGTTAGCGCAATCATACTAGAACGTGGTTGTTCCATATCCAATCCATTTTGTGTAGCAATTTCATTATACTTTGCTACTATTTCTTCTTCATTCATATTAACTCTATTACCTAATCCTTTAAGTTCTTCTAATACTCTTTCTTGCATTTTATTCACTTCCAATTTGTTCGGGCAGATGCTTACCGCCCAACGTTTTTTCTAAAACTCGGAGGCACTTAAAGCCTACCCCGTATTGTTTTCTTAAAACTATATTATTTTGATATAGTATATTCTTTGTTTCTAAACCAATTTGTACAATTATTCCTCTTCTTCCGAAATATCCAACCTATACACTAACCCATAGCGACTCTTACGAATAGCAATATATTTCTTATTCGCTTTAAGATAGTGGCAGATTTTTCGATGTTCAGGAACATAAATAGTTGATTTATTACCTGTATCAAACCATTTATTCATAATTGCATCTAAAACTTGTCTCGCTGTTCTTTCTTTACCATCTTCCATAATTAAATCTATATATCTTTCTGAATATTGTCTTCGACCCATGTTATACCTTCTTTCATACAGGCTTCATAAGGAGTAAGATTATCATTATAATAATCTCTCCAAACTTTAAATCTAATTTTTTTAAATGAATCATTCGGTAAATATGATACCCACCTATTAAAATTAATACCTCTAATTTTGGTTATATTATTTTTCATATAAAATAACCTCTTTAGAATTAATGTGGGTAGGAGGATTTGGCGCGATAGCCTGTATTTGTTTTTGCCTTTCCTCTCTACCCAAAATATTAATAATTATTATACTTAATATAGTTATTGTTTTAACTAGACTTAGCATTTTGAATCATCCATTTAAGTTCGTTAACACCATCATCATTTAGGTGCGTATCATTTTTAACTTCCTCAAGAAAATCTTTCAATAGTCTCCAATGATGTTCATTACCTTTTGGGAATATATTAGGTAATTCATCCCATAAATCTAACACCCTATATAATGAATCTCTTTTAGCAATTGTAATTAATGAACCACTATTGGCTCTTTGGTAATTAGATTCAATTTCATATTGTTTCATAGTTTCTTGTAGGGCTTCTAAAAAATCTTTTCTTCCCCTTATAATAATTTGTGTTCTAATAATTGTTTTATCCTCACTACCATAAATAGCAGTAAAGGGTTTTCCTAAGCACATTAAAATTCCTTTCATTTCATCTTTTGTATACATTTATACACCGCCATAATTTTCAGCGTGTTCATCTACGTGTTCATGGTATTTTTCATGACCTAGTAGAAATAGACCTGCATCCTTTTTGTTACCAATGAAGGCTTCTAAGCAGTATGGGCAGGTCACTTTAACCATTTCTGCTTCCAAAAAAATACCTATATCGGTTGCGTAAGTTATTATATCTCCTTCTTTAAAGATATTACTTGGAACGTAGTCTTCCCACATAAGTTCTCGTAATAAATACTGTGGAAACTTAATTATAAATCCTCTCCTACTTCTACATGAAATTTATAATAACTTATTGCTCTACTTAAACACGGTAAACAATATGATTTACCATCACCTTCAAGGTTATGAATCATACTTTCTTTAGACTGAAAACATATCTCACATAGCCCCGAAGTTATTTGTGGTAATCTCATTCTTCTTCACCCATAATAGTCCAATTACTATAACTTCTACTATTAACGTTAATTATTTTACCATTATCCCATCTAACTTTGGCTATTTCCATAGGTTGTCCTCTCATCCATAACCAAGTCAAGTCTATTACTGTTGCTTCTTTATTTAATTTATTATGTTTAATTCTATCTCCTTTCTTCATTACTTACACCCCTTTGTTTCTTCATCAGTTAATTTCCAATGTTCTTTTAACATTTCACCTGTCTTAGTACCCCACCAACCGGGATGGGTTTTATACCATTCTAAATTATATTGTCTTACTTTTTCTAGTTCAGCCTTTTGCCTCTCTAGTATTCTTTTAGGTGTTTTAATCTTCTTTTTCTTCATTTGGTTCCACTCCCATGTTTGCTATTATGCTTCTCCATAAAGACCACTTCATTTTCTCATTTGGTTTTTTATCATCAAAATATGAATGAGAATACCAAATAAACTTCGCCTCTCTTTGTCCACACAAATCACAAATATTTGTTTTATTATCATATCTGCTAAGTGCGTATTTAGTTTTAACACCAACACCGCAGATAGGACAAATCAATTTAGCATCTCCTGAACCGACTTGAACTCCGTCGGCATTTCTTTATCAGTACGGAGCCTTATGAATCTTGGGAATCTAAGTCCGATATTACCTTCTTTATCTTGAGTGATAATATCAGCATGAACTTCCATTATGGTTGTTTGTCGGTTACTATCATAATAGTCGTGAACTACTAATAAATCTTCTTCGGTAAATCCACTTCCAACAGAACCAACACTAACTATATTATTATCTACTCTTACTCCTAATTCATAAGAACCGTAATATCCAGCCCGCTTACCTGTACCCATTGATGCGTTAATTACTACACAATCTAAATCTACTAGAGCAGGTTTATGTTTTAACCATGAACGCTTTCCGGGTTCGTAGGTTTGAGTTTCTCCTTTTAGAACTAAACCTTCATACCCTGCTTTAATGGCTTTTGTATATTCATTTCTGATTTCTGATTCTCCTTCAACTAATTTAGTTTCTGTAATATTTACGTTTGGGAAATGCATCCTCAATGTATCTAGTCTATTACCGTAACCGAAGGCATATGTATCTTGACCGTTATAAGTAAGTATATCAAATATAATTGCTTTAACGTTTACACGATTTCTTACTGCTTCACTCTTACCATGAATACGAGGCATGATTTCTTTAAACTCAAGAACATTATCGTTATCATCAACGGGAACAATTTCACCATCAAGAATAAACCATTCATGAGGTTCGCCCCAAGATTCAACATTTAAATCAGCAAACTTTTCAGTAATGTTATCACCTTTACGATTAAAAATCATTACTTCTCCATCTTCTGTTCTATGGAATTGTGCTCTAATACCGTCATACTTAACATCCGCATAATATTTACCACGTAATGTTTTAGCAGTTTTAGCCAATTGTGGTTGAACATAACTTCCGGGTTTAGGAGTCATCATATCACCAACTCCATGTCCGTCTGTTACACTATTTATTATATCTTCTAGTTTGCTAAACATTAAAGCAATTTTTAAATCTTTATTATCTATATGATATTTTCTAGGTAAAGATTTCTTTGTTACATTATTACCTGCACCATTTCTAGTTTGATTTATAATAATCGCGGTAAACCATTTTCTTTCTAATCGGTCCATTTGTTTGAAATAATCCATGAATACGTTTCTAGCACTAACAATATCTGCTTGTGATGATACATCTACAAATACATTAATATCTAGTCCTTCACTATCATTAACATTAGACCAATCTTGAACAAATTCTGGTAATCCACCTGAATCATCTACTAAATCACTTACGTTATCATCTAAACCAAATTCGTTTGATATATGACTTAGTAAATTCTTAGGGCCGAGACCGCTAGAACTAAAATGACCTGTTAATGCTAGAAAGAAATTTTTCCAATCTTTTTGTAGGTTTTCATCACTAACAATATCATTTACCATTTCTGTTGGAGTCATATTACGATATAGTTCCATTTTTTCTGCAAAATCACTCATCTTCATCTATTTCACCGCCCAAAGGTGAGTGTTTACTATCAATAATAGTTAAGTATGCTAAATCCACATGACTTACATCTATTCTTTCAAAATCTGTCTTAGTATATTCGACAGCCTTACTAATCAATAAACTCATTAAGTTCATTGTTCTACTCGCTATCCTTTCTCTAGCACTAGCCTTAACTTGTCTATTAGGGATAATTTCCTTAATCATTCTTTTTACTTCTCTTTCGCTAACCATTTTTCCATCTCCTTTTTATTATAAAAATATTTTATTATTTTATTACTTAAGTCAGTAATAATAAATACTACACCCATTATGCAATTTACGGATATTACCTGATACTCTCCTGATACTTTATATGTTTCAACCGAAGGAGTTATTCCTTTCAGCCTACTACTTTCAAAAGATACTCTTTGAGCATTTTGTGTTATCCATTGGATAATATGTGGTTCTTGTACTTCTACCCATACATATCCATCTAGTTCCAATTCTCCGGTTTTATTACAAACATTACATTCTAAACCATCACAGATTGGACACTTAATATATTGCACACTAATTGGGAATCTAATAGTATTTACTCTTCCTCCATCGTTAGACATATTTCCTCAGTCCTCGATAAGTACTCTTCTCCATCTTTCTTAAACCAACGCATACTTTGATTTTTACCTAGTACGATTGCTTCTTTAAGAATAGGTTTTTGAGTATTAATTGTTTTCCAATCAGTTCCGCTAAAATAAGCATGACCGAATGGATGGGTATGAATCCAACACTTAAGAGGTAACTTCATTCCCTTTACACTTTCATTCTTATAATCTACAAAACTTCCTGTTCCCTTACTAATAAATAAATTATAGTCAGCATCAACAATTACACTTACCTCTAGTTCAGTAAGATATTCGGTTGATACTTGCCAGATTATATCTAAAAAGTACGGGTCATAAAAACTTCCTTCGCATAAATCAAAGGCTTCATCTATTAAAGCCTTACAAAAATCCCAATCACATGTCGGGTGTACAATTCCTTTATCCTTATATTCTAATTCTTCCATTTATTCACTTCCATATTTTTTTACAATGAGGACATTTATCCTCACCTTTATTATGTGCTAAACCGTAGCCGCACTTAGTACAATGACGTTTAGCCATTATTCTTCCTCCTTAACATTTGTTAATCTTAACAATTCTCTTACTCTCCAAACAATTTCCTTCGGAACCTCGAAAAATTCAAACCCAAATTCATCTAGTGTTGTTTGTCTATATTTATTCATCTTGAAATTCCTCCGCAATTACTGCATTCGGGTTGATTGGTTTTCCAATCAATAAACATATAAAACCCACATACATAGCATCTATTTTTATCTTCCATTTAATCACCCATTATATGTGGCGTGTTTCTTTACATCTTCACCATTAAACCATCTTTGAACCCATTGTGCTCCATATCCAGCCGCTACTACTTGCATAAAATGAACACCAGTAGTATCTCCTTCCCATGAATCTCCTTGGCAACTAAAAGAACCATCGGGTCCAGCAGTAAATGATGAATATAATTCTGCTCTTTCTAATGAAGAAATCATAGCAGCGTTTCTACCTTGTGCTCTTAGGTCTAACCATTTTATTTTATCAGAAGAATATAATGTTCTTCTTATTGCTAGGTTATCTGCACAACATATAACTAAATCATATCCCTTAACTTGTTTTGAAGTTAATACCTTATATGGTTGTCCTGTAACTGAATTATATCTATCAGCCATAACACTAACCTTATATTTTTCTACATCTTCTTCATCAAAATTTTGATATGTTAGATTTTTTGTCTCGACTACATCGGGGTCGAACACTGTAATTTCATACAATCCCGTCTTATCTAATAGTGGTATTAGGAAACTACCAATACCACCTGCTCCTATAATCATAATCTTTCTTTTACTATTCTTCTTCTTTCTTCCCATTTCTAATCACCGTTAAGTGTCTTTTCAAGCGAGGGAGACTAACTCCCATTTTATAACAGACTTGCGCTTGAGTCAAATCTGAATATTCATAAAGTACTGCCGCCATGATACTTCTAGTAATAGTGTAATTATTACCTAAACTATCTAGGAATATTTTACCTTCGTCAGTTAATTCTTTTATATCAGGATAATTTACCCACCATCCATACCGGACCGATTCCTTATCTATTTCTAATATACCAACTCTACGAAAATGTTTATTAATTTTTTTACTTACTTTAAACATTTTATTTTTATTTACTCCCATGAATGCACACATCTTATGTATATTATATTCAGCATTTGTTTGTAGTAAAGTACAATAAGTTACTGCTGCAAAGGCAGTAATCTCATCTACTCTATTTAATACTAATGCAACTTTTAACGTATTATAATTTTTAATAATATCATTACGATACTCTTGTAAATTAAATTCATTTAATAATATATCAAGTGGTGCAAAATCACGATTTGCCCCCGGCAATAGATTTTGTGTCTTTTTACCACGTATAGTTAATATTCGTGATACTGCAAGCAACCCGCAATCGACACATTCATGTAAATTTATTTCATGTATATATTTTAATTGTGTACTTCCGCAATTTTCACACGGCATCCCAATCAATCCTACATGGTTTCATACTATTATTATTCTCGTCACTTAATGTTTGAAGATAACTTCTTACAGTAGAAACATAAGTTCCTAATACATGGTCATTCATTACGGCCATAGCACGTGCAGCATATTGGTCACCCTTAGATGCTCCACTCATCATATTATCAATACATATAGGTCCAATAATTTGAGTTCCTTCCGGTACTGATAATTTATTTAATGCTATAATTGGACTTGGTTCACGGTTACTATCTTCATTAACATAAAGCATATATGTAGAAACATCTTGAACGCCCCTTTTCATTCCATTATCAGCAATAATCCAATCTGTTAATTTACCTCTAACGTACATGGCCTCGGTTGGTTCATTTCTTTCTGAATTGGTAAAATTATGAATCGTAACCTGTTCATAGTTTTTACCCATAGATTGTAACAATTCCATAGACCTTCTTTCAACGACATCACTTTGTCGATTTTGTAGCATAAATGCTTTAACTACTGCCGCTTGGGATTCACTTATTCTAGTTTCTGATAGAATATATATTAGTTCTTCCGGACTAATAGCATAAAATTTACCTACTTTAGAATCTTTTAGATAACTATTTACAAACTGTCTAAGTTGTTTAAGGGTCATATCATACCAATAAGCATTGTTCAATTCTATTGCGAAATTTTCCGGCCCTATTTGAGCAACATTTAGTCTACATTCTTCTAATTTATTACCATTAAAAAACTTATAAGGTACTCTATTTTCTATAACATATGCGAGTTCAACAGGCATATTCATACACCTAGTTAAATAATCATCTAATTGGTCTTGACCCTCAAGGGAGTCATCTGTATATACCGACCTAAGCATTAATCTTGTTATGTTATTAATAATATCTGCTACATTCCCCTTAATATAATTAATAGAATATCTTCTCCCATCCTTTCTAATAATAATATTATAACCTTTTATAGTTAAAACTAATCTTCCTTCTGTACGGATTGCTTTACCTATTGTTTTATTAACAATATCTCTACAAGATAAAAACGTTGGGTCTAAATTAGTAGAGTTTCTTCTGTACCTATTGGGATAAATAGTATATGTACCTTCAATACCACCGACATCTATGGAAATATATCCCTGACTGTCGCTAGCGTGTCTAATATTTAATCTCATTATACATTTTCCTCCCTAGTTATTTGTTCCATTAGAACTCCATCACATAAATCATTTAACTTTTCCGCCAAACTTTCACAAACTCCCGGAATAGTTTTTCTTTGTAGGCCTAACCAAACCTTATGATATAAGTTTAATACCACAATAGGGTTAAATGATTCCTCTTCATCGTATTTAATAATTACAGGAGGTAGTTCTTCATCATTTACCATTCTGAATTCTACCATTCTTCTAGTTCTTGGAGACATCATTCTTTCACTTCCGGTTTTGGTCCAACTTTAATTACTTGTCGGCTAACAATAACATGAGGAAACTTCTCAATTAGTAATGGCATAATTTCATTCCAATTAATTTCCCCTTCATATTGTTTAGTCCACACGCTACCGTTTGTCTTTAGAGAAGTCATACGAACTACAACTTTTTCATCAGTTACTGTTCCTACGTCTTTCAATACCGCCAAACTATCTGCGTCTATATTCAATCCACCGTTCTGCATTTTCATCATTTCTTCTATATTCATTTTTTTCACTTCCATTTTTTTGCAGGTTATTATAATTCACAAGCCCCACCCGCACAAGCGATTTCACCGCTTAGGTCTGTGTTGTCCTTTTCTTCGACTACATTTCTTAAGTCTACCGATTTTAATGACTCCATCATCTCACGAAATTTAAGGACATTCGTGGACTCAAATGGAGCCTGTATATATGTTCCACCATCATAAGGTAAAACTGAAAGACCGTTATACGACTTTCTATTATTCCACATCCATTCACCAACATCTCCCCATTCATTTTCACGAATAGAAACTGTTGCTGAAACATTATGAGTATTCATACCATCTCGGTGTCCGGTATTAACCCAATTTTCTGCAAACCATTTTACTCTTTCTAATAAAGAAATAGCAGGTTCAGTTCTAAGTGTTGCACCATCCGGTGCGCGTTGAGGAATACTAATAACTGCTTCAAGATGTGGCTTGAAGTGGTCATCCTCAATTAATTCTTTATGGTTTCTAGCCAAATAATCATAAATGGCTTCACTCTTTCCTACTCTAACTCTTCTAATATAGTGTTTATCATGCCATGCGTGAATACCGCTACTTGTACCTAATACAAGTGAAGTAGTTCCCGCAGGTTTAACACAAGTTAGTCTAGCGGCTTCGTTAATTCCTATTTCTTCTGCAACTCTTTTATTTACTTCTTTAACATAGGTTGCCGCTTTTTGTACATCTAAACTCTTTAATTTATTAGATGCAATTCCCGTCATTGATACGCCTACTAACGCATCCTTTTCTGTTGTTTGCTTCCATACATCTCTAAGATAATGGAAATCTGTATACCCTGCTTGTAAAGTTCCAATAAATGATGCCGCTTTAACTCTATTGTTTAAATCATTTTGGTCTTCTACATTTGAAACATTTACTTCTGTTAGGTTACAGAACTGATAAGGTTTTAATGCAATCTCGCAACAGGGATTAGTTCCCCAATCCTTATCATTTGAAAAATATAATCCCGGTTCACCTGAACCT